GTCAGCGCAAGCTGATGAACGGATGCTGTCATAGTAGTCATGTTTAGTGACGTGAACGCCTTCGATAAATGCAGCCACAAGTAGCAGCATGATTGCAATTATCCAAGGCTCAGTGATTGGCATAATTAAGCTACTACCTGAGCGCCGTAGTCAGTACCATCATTTGTGTTACCGACCATCTTCTTACACTGTGCAAGTTGATCAGCCATTGAGGCGTTGTCATTATAAGGAATGAACCAACGGTCACCTGAGGTGCTCACCATATACTCTACTGAATTAGCATCAGCTCTATTAGTACCATTATTACCTGGATTGTATGCTAGTCCCATAATTAATCATCCTTTTTAGAATTCAAGTTTAGATCTTTCTAGTTTATCATATACATCTTGTCTGTATGCTGGATCGCTTTCATACTTAGGATCCTTCATAGCACGTACAACTTCTGCTTGACTACGGAAAGCGTCACCTTTGTTAGAAGGTGCCTTACCTGTAACAACTTGTCCATCGACTCCAGATGCATCATCGTAACGATACTTCAAAGCTTGTACAGCAAAGTAACAAGAAAGAGGATCTCCCTTATCCATTACTCTGTCGTACATTTCAATCTCTGCTTTTGCTAGGTTAGTCTTAGCCCAACCTATCATAGTATCATAATCTCCTGAGCTACCTGCTACACTCTTCAACTGACCTACAGTTTCTTGAGTCATAGGTGGAGCAGTGTTTTGATTCCTATATTGTAGGTGCATATGAGCTACTTCTCTTGGATCCATCTTAGCTAACTCTTCTAGAGTTTCTTCAGAGAAGTTAGATTCAACTGCCTCATCCCAAAGTTTATCCAAGAAAGCTGTATCAGGAGGCTCATCCTCTTCTCTCTTTTCCTCCTCCTCTGCTTCAGTAGTCTTCTCTTCTGGTTCCTCTCGTGGTTCACCTAACTTCTTTTGTAGTTCGATGTAACCTTTCTCTAAGTCTTCAGCGTCTTTAAATTTACCAGCTAGTAGCTCCCCTTGCTGTTCTTCTAAAGCTTCTCCTACTTTAATATTTTCTTGCTCTTCAGGAGTGAATTCTCCTTCCTGCGATTCAGCAGAATCATATGTTAGTGTTGCCATTGTGGGTGATAACTTCTAGGTTTCCAAGTCCCACGGTTTTAACGGTAACAGGGGACCCTAGTTTAGGAGTCCCTACCCTTTCCCGTGGGGCATATTTCATTTTAGTAGGTTCATTCATTGCAGTAGTTTTTGCTTTTACTGAACCCTTACGTTGTGGTTTGGATGGTGTTTGTTTGTCCATAGTTATTGTTGTTGTTGAGCCATCTGCATTTCAGCTTGCATTTGTTTCTGATCTACAGCTGCCATAGCTGGAGCATTCTGTTGCTCTTGCATCATCATCTGTTGTTGCTGTTGTTGCTGCTGCTCACCTTGTATCTCTTGCATACTCTTCACTAGGTTAAGTACATCGATACCTGAGGATGTTGCAAGCCTTTTGATTACCTCATCTGGATTGATGAATTGCATCATAGCTTCTGGCCCTACTGTCTGTGCAATAGTTTGCATGAACATAGTAAGACTCTCTCTGTCCTGGCCACGGCCAAGGGCATTGATACCTGCTACGATAGTAGGTTTAATTAAGTCTTGCGGTATAGGAGGTATAGTACCAGCCTTCTGCATCACAGTCAGTTTACGATCTAGATAAGGTACTAGGAACTCAACAGTTAGAAGGCTGAATAGCCCGCCAAGTTGCTGTTCCAATTCCATTTGTGTCATACGCACCTCTTCGGCAGTTGTGCGCTCAGATTGTCTAACAGAAAGAATAAGGAATGCTTCACTGAGCCTCCTCTCTAACTGTTGCATCATTACCTGTGAAGTAGCAAAGTCTGCAGTCTTACCAACCTGGATTACACCGATATCTTCAGGTCTTCCTTGTACGATTGCACCGTTACCAGCCTTAGCTAACGTCGAAGGTTTCGTACTAGAACTAGGACTAACAGTAAACACCACCTTAGCGGCTGCTGCACAGCCCTCTACCAGTGCTTGACTTAGTGCCTCTAGGGATTTAAGGTCTCCGATAAACTCTTCGACACGGCCCCTTCCATAGCCCTCTCCGTCAACTGTATTAAATCTCAGGGGAAGCCAAGGTGTAATCTTAAGTGGTGCCTTTCCTTGTGACTTTGGAATGATGTAATCATAAACCTCTTGATACCAAGTGACTTTGTTACCATAAACTTTAACATGTGTGTAGACATCACATTCAGTTGATTCATCCTCATAGTTACCTGTACTTTTCTCTAACATCTCAGGTACTAAACCTTCAATTATAGTTTTATTAATACTTTCCTTAGTAACCATCTCAATGACATTACCGTTACCGTCACGCTCAACTACATATCTATTCAATGGATATAGTTTAAGTCCAGCTTTACCCATGAAGATAAGAGCATTGCCTGCTACAACCAAGTGTTTCATCGCTTGGTGTACGACAACCCTATCATCAGAGGCAGCAATGGACTCAAGGATAGTACGTTCTACCTTAGCAAAGGCTAAGTCAAGATCAGATTTAATCTCCGGTCCATAGTCTCCTAGTTGAGATTCATCTACTTGTAGTTTAAAGAAGCTAGTCTGTGGAGGTAGAAGGCTAAGCATTAGCTTCGCACTTAAGGTGACTACACCTTTCGCACCGACTGATTGCCAGGGTGTTTTTAAATTCCTGGCTGAAGTCGTAGTGTTATCGTCGTGTATTAGATAAGGTAAAGTTAATTCAGATGCTTTCCGAGCAATATCTAGGTACTGATCTCGGTCACCTTTTAAAGCATCGTATCTCTTTTTAGCATTCATAGTTTAAGCAATATTCAACGAACCTGTCGGAGGACCGCTGGAGCCAGACCTGCCTCCACCTCTACCGAATAAGCCACCTGATCTATTGAAGGCCTCAAAATAATTTCCCTTCTTTCTCCTTCCTGTCGAAGGGGAATTAAACTTCCTCCCTGCACCTGTTAAGGTTATAGGGTTTCTACTAGATTTCCAAACTGGCTCAGGTTCTTGTAACGCCTGCTCGAAACCAGCTTTGCTGGCATCTGCTTTTACTGGGTTAGCTTTCCCATCTAGATATCTTTGTAGGTATGCTGAAGCGTCCTTACCGAATCCAGCAATACCCCAATTTGGAGTTCCACCAGCTGTCATACCTCCTGCTGCTAAGAAGTCATCTTCTGTCTTACCTGAACTTAGGCCTCTCATAAGATCCATATAACCTACTCCGCCACTAGGGCTTTGAAAATTATGGATCCATCTCAGTGGATTATTCTTCACTGAGGTTGCCATCGAAGTATGTTGCGCTGCCCCTGGTCTGATCTTGTCGCCGATCAATAGGTTGTCTCTGTTTTTTGTGAGAGCAACAGCAATTTGTTTATCGCTAAAACCTGCAGCCCTGGCCTGGTCAAGCATCCCACCTGCAACTCCAAACCGGCCATCCCGTTGGAATCTACTTAGAAATGATTGACCTGTTGTGTATCTATGACCTTGTGAACTTGTTTGCCACTGTGGTTTTGGTGGCTGTGCCCAGCTTGCACCTGGATACCATGGATATGTCATAATAAATCTCCTTTATTTGTAAAGTGTTAAAGAACTCTGTCTGTTAGGACAGGTTCTAGTGGTCCTTTGTGAACCACCCTTAGCCAATCATCGAAAAGTTTAAAGTCTTGGCCGTTTGGATTTTCTATGCCTTTTATAAGTTTCTCAATAGTATTCTGCCTGAACCTAGGCCAGTCATACCCATTAGCTTCTGCTGCTAATTCGTATCTAACACTGTCTAGTTTTCTATTAACAGAGAATTCTTCTTGTTTCTTAGCAGCTTCTAGTTCTTTATTAGAGAAACCTTTTGCTTTTGTTACGCTCATTACTTCTTATCCTCCATTCGTTTAGTTATCCAGTCTATCACTGATTGTTGACCGGCAGTGTACATTATTAGCGACACCGTATCCGTCGGGGTAGGGTCGCGAGGTGGAAAGACCTCCCGGAGTTCATCCAGGAGGTGGTTATCAAATTGAGGACCATAAATAGCCTCAAGCATATTGTGGGAGGTTGACATTACTATGTTCAAAGAAGGCAGGCATTCTTGCACGCTGTGTGTCGGAAAGCTCTGGAGCTTTACCTTCATACATTAAGCGATCGCTTGAATCCAGCCAGAATTTTTTATCTAAATACCTATCGTAGGTACAATTACCTAGTGGTTCCATAATCCAATTAATGGTGGCCTTCCTAAGTTTATCCAAACTGCCACTAGGAGCCAAACCCAACTCTCTACATACAAGAGAATGAGAGGCCACATGAATCTGTTCATCTCTACTAATG